GGCAGGATGAATTTCAGGTCCTGGCCGCGCCGCGCCAGTTTGCAGGGGGACGTGATGGCATACACGGGACCCTCGGATTCTGTTTCTGTTTCCAGACACCTGGCCAGCTCTTTTCTCTGGAGATGTAACTCAAGCGCGTCCTGATGGATGATCACCTTGTCAATTACCTCGGAGGAGAATCGATGCGCCGTGTGGTGATCTTTGAGGACATCCGCCAGCGCTTTGGCGTGGCCAACGATCCTTTTCAAGGAACCGGGAGAGAGATCCTTCATCGCCAGCGCAGCCAGCATGTCCGCCGGGTTGTTCAGGAACCGCCGCAGTATGACAAGCACGGCCTTCTCGACTTCCTTGGCGGCGTAGCGTACGCCTTTAGTTCCGATACCCTCGTCCTGCGCAAGGCGTTGCTCGATGTAGTAGCGATATCTTCGACCCTGCTTAACCGCATGGCTCGGAATCAGCTTCTGACCATCTGACGTTTCAAGGCGTCCGGCCAGCAAACTGGGATACTTGGCGGAAGACCTTTCGGTGCCGCGCTTGTTGTTTCGTAATTGTGCTTGCACCTTTTCCCAGAGGTCCTTGTCGATGATTGCTTCATGCCTGCCGTCATGGAGCGTGCCCTTGTGCGGGAGCTTGCCGATATAGATGGGATTGGCGAGCAAACAGTAGAGGTGCCCCCGGCTGAACGGCCCGCCGCCGGTTACGCGGCCGTTCCTCTGATGGCGGAGCTTGCTTCCCATGCCGCGTCGATCGAGCTCAGCCTTGAGAGCGCGTACCGAACCTTTCACCAAATAGAGCCCAAAGATTTGCCGCACCCGCTCTGCTTCGGTCGGGTTGACCAGCAATTCCCGATCTCCGAGGTTGTAGCCGAGGGGCACCAGCCCCCCCATCCAGATGCCCTTGGCCTTGGATTGGGCGACCTTGTCACGGATGCGCTCGCCGATCACTTCGCGCTCAAATTGGGCGAATGAGAGAAGGACGTTGAGGGTGAGGCGCCCCATTGAGGTCGTAGTATTGAACTGTTGGGTCACCGAAACAAAGGAGACCCCCGCGCCGTCGAATGCCTCGACCAGCTTGGCGAAGTCGATGAGCGAGCGGGTCAGGCGGTCAACCTTGTAGACCACGACGACATCAACCAGACCTGCTTCGATTTCAGCGAGCAATCGTTGCAGGGCAGGGCGCTTCAGAGTCCCGCCGGACAGGCCACCGTCGTCGTAAGGTTGCGGCAGCAGTTTCCAGCCCTCATGGACCTGGCTCTTGATGTAGGCCTCGCAAGCCTCGCGCTGGGCATCCAGCGAGTTGAAGTCCTGCTTCAGGCCCGCCTCCGTCGATTTGCGGGTATAGATGGCACAGCGCTGTCGCTTCTGTCCCACGACGCCTAAACCTTGATCCCAAAAAAGCGGGGTCCCGACCAGCGGGTGCCGGTGATGGCCCGCGCCACCTCGGAGAGGCTGGCGTAGGTCGTGCCTTTCCTGCTGTATCCCTGGTCAAGGACGAGAACCTCATGTGTGATGCCTTGCCAGGATCGATAAAGACGGGTGCCGGTCTTTAGCGCCCGTGGGTTCGGGGTGCGTCTTCCTTGAGCGAGCGCGACGAGCTCCTTCTTTTCGGCGGGAGTCAGGCCGCCCACCTGTTGAGCCTGAATCTCATAGGCGATGCCCCGGACGAGTAGGTCCTTGGTCATGGTCTTGAGCGATGCTGAGCCGTGAAGTTCACGCCAGCGCTCGACAAGATTCTCGCGAGAGAGACCACTCAACCCGGCGATCTCCCGCGCATAGTCGACATTTATGGACTCCGTTTTCATGGGATCAGACCACCATGCGATCATCGGCGATGCGATAGCGGCTGACCCTGTTTTCGCGGATGCGTTCGATTGCTAAGCCTTTTTGCCGCAACCGGGTAACCGCGGCGCGCACCGTATGAGGCAGCCAACCCAACTTCTTGCCCAGAGCTGCGATGGTGATGCCATCGCCCTGCAGCATGCTGATCAACAGCGTCTGTTTGCTATTCGGCCGGGGACACTGCCTATCTCTGGCTACAGGCGAGGAGGCGCCTTTTCTCTTATTGGGTGCTGGACCGATCCCGATGGCCTCTTGTCCCGCTGCCGTGATGGCCAAGGCTACGGCGGTGTCGGATTTGCCCTTGCGCCAGAGGGGCGCCCTAGGCGTTACCCGGACCTCCTCGATCAGCCCGCGCTTCAATAGCCCATTGACCGCGCGCGTGAGGGCGGCCCCTTTGGCCTTAAGGGATTTCAGATCAGCTCGGCCGATCGGCCGATCTGTCTTGGCGGCCGTGCTGATTATGACGAGCTGTGTGTTGCTGAGTTTGATCGTTGGCATGAAGCCCTCCGTGATTTCGGCACATGCAAGATCGCTGTGCTTCCACCCCCGAAGGCCCCGCCGGTCAGACCGGTCGGGGCTGTGCGCCTTGCGGCGATGCCACCGCAGGGCGTCAAGTCACCGGCAATTCATGCTTCCTTTGCCGGGGCAGTCCAGCAGAATGAGAGCCTCCCGGGCCCTTCGGATATCGAGGCGTCGGAGTGTTAGGCATCAGTCCTTTCCGTCGATGACATGTGTAGAACTTTGGCTAAGGAGGACTGGATCGCCCTGCGGTTACAGGCTTACCAGACCATCGGTACGGGGGACGGCCTCGTGATCCAACTGAGGAACTGCGACACGCTGTCGACCTGGTCATCGTGACGGCTGTAGGGGAACTGCAGGATCTCAGTCTGGAAGTCCTGGAGCCACGAGGCCTGCTCAGGTAGGAGCACATTGCCGGCCTCGATCTTGGCGCTTTGGGCCGACATGCGGGTGATCTTATCGCCCGCGGGATGGATCGCGATTGGGCGGATCATGCCTTCCTGCCGCAAGTCCTGGATCAGGTGTGTTCCGGAACTCTTGTCTTCGATCAGCACAACCTGGGCGTGATGGCGCTCCGCCTCGGCCAGTACGCGGCGCTTGAGATCCGGGTATTCCAAGCGGGCGCGGAATACGTCGATCAGATGGTAGCTGCTGCCGCACTCCTGCCAGGTGGTGCAGACCGAATAGTCATTGATTTCCTCGGCCTTGGAGGCGGTGTCCCAGCTCTGGATGACGCGGTCATTGCGGCCTCGCGCGGGTGGCTCACGATATTTGCCAAACCACCGCCATTTGATGAGCGCGCCGCCAGCGGGCACGGGGCGCTGCTGGTATTGCGCCGAGAAATTGTAACTGCCTAGCGTCGCCTTGATAGCGTCGAGCGCCGTCTTCGATTCGCGCTCTGGATGCAGCAGATCGCCCGGCGCCCGGTGGATGTAGCGATCCGGCCCCACCTGGACGTTCTGCGGCGTCTCGGCGACGGCCGGCAGATCTAGGTGCACCCAGGGCTCCTGCTCAAGGACGTGGCCCACGAGGTCATCGACGTGCAAGCGCTGCATGATGATAACGATCGAATCTTCGGCCTTGTTGTCGAGGCGGGAGTAAAGAGTGCCATCATACCATCTCTTGACCGCCTCGCGGCTGGTCTCCGACATGGCCTCCTCGGGTTTCATCGGATCGTCGATCAAAATGAAGTTACCGCCGCGGCCGGTCAGCGTCCCGCCTACCGATGTAGCGAGGCGAAAGCCCTGGTGCGTCGTCATGACTTCGAGCTCGGTATTCTTGTCTGGATGGATCCGGGTCCTCGGGAAGGTCCGGCGGTACCAATCGGCTTCCGCCACGGCACGGTAGTCGAGGGCGTGCTTGCGGGCGAGGCCAACCGAGTAGCTTGCTGCGATGACCCGCAAGGCAGGGTCACGGCCGAGCGCCCAGGCCGGGAAGGCAACCGAGGCGCAGATCGACTTCAGGTGCCGGGGCGGCACCGTGATGATCAACCGCTTAATGTCGCCCGCCAGGCATCGCTCCAGGTGCCAGGCAATTGCCTCTATGTGCCAATTGTGGCGATAAACCTGGGCCGGAGCGACCGTTTGAAAGCTCCTCTGGATGAAGCTCGCGAGGTCGTGACGCAGGACGATTTCGAGGTCGTGACGGTCGAGATCGCTCATGGGTCGCCGGCTGCCTTATCAGGCGTACTCCGATCGACCGGCGCGGCGATGCCGGCCTTGCGCAGGATGCGCTCTTCCAGGTTGGCCACGACCGCACGCTCGTCGGCCGTGAGCGGCATATCTGCCTCTGCCGCCTCAGTCTCGAGGCCGACGACCTTG